ATCAACTAGAAATCACGGTATGAACTTTGCTTATGCAATGTATCGTGACGAGATGAAGAAAGTAGGTCTTAATCCAGATTGTAATATTGAAGCTGAGATTACCTACGAGAGAGGTGCTGATAGGTATGATAGACGAAGCAATCCTTGGTTAGCTACTGCTAGGAATGATAACTCTCATTTCTTACAGGGCAAACAGGGTAGCCCAGATGTATTTGAAGAATGGAAAGATAAATATTCTTTGAATATTATTGGAAGTGGTGGCTGTCGTTCTCGTGCAATACCTTGTACTGAACTTGAGTTTGCTAAGTTTGAGATGATGCATCATGCAAAGCAAGAAGTAGTCAAGCAACATACTGCTTGGATACAGATTGTAGTTGCAAGAGTTGATCGTTTCAAAGAGATAGTCAAAAGTATGACTAAGTTCTCTCAAGTTGAAGACTTTGCTAAGAAGTTTAACTGGACTATTGCGCCAGAAATCTTAGCAGATAAGATAGGAATGGACTTAGTTATCTCTATTGATGACGCAGTTGATTCTATCATGAACATAGGTAAGAAAGCACCTAGTCGAGAGGATAAGATTAAGGCAAGAATATTATATAATGCCCAACAATCCTCGTTAGCTTCGTAGCTTGACATAATACTACATTCGTAGTATATTATAGGCAGTAGTAATTAATTTTGCTACTGCCTTTTTTATTAATCAAAAACAAAGGAGTACATATGAGTACATTAGTTGAAAGACTAAAGTCTCAAGACGAAACAGTTTATAATTTATGTACAACTCCAGTTGAATTAAGGGAGTTGAAATCAATTGAAACTGATTTTGTTTTGAACAAACCTAGTTATGCTGTGCTTGATACAGATAACAACAGGGCTATACATTTGCATGGTGCAAATTATCAGCTTATACCATACGAAAAAATACTTACAGGATTATCTGAAGCATTAGATAAATATGGTATTGATATAAGTGATACATCATTAAATTTCACAGTACACCCAGAGTTAAACTACATGAAATTAAGAATCATGTTTGGGGATACTGGAAATTTTGGAACATATTCTATGAACTATGATCCAAATGATAAACTTAAGTTTGGTATTGAAGTGATATCAAGTTATGATGCATCAATTATTTATCAGTTAAGAGCAATGTTTCTTAGATTAGTATGTGCAAATGGTATGAAATCATTTGAAAATGTAAATGCTTCTATGAAAAGACATACTCTGCAGTTCAATGTGGAAGATTCATTTAAGAAATTAGAGAATCTAAACAATACTTTTGTTAATCTTAAGAATACTGTTGAGGCTTACCAAAGTGTCACACTTGATAGAGCAGATGTTGAGAAGTTATTTAGAAAGTTTTCTAAAGAATCTCAAAGTAAATATTATTTGCTTTTAAATGTTCTTGAAACTGATATAAATAATTCTACTTTGTATGATGTTTATAATGCACTTACTAACTATAGTTCTCACAATCAAAGAGCAATCAAGATTGGGAAGAAAGATAGTGAAGATTATAAAATAGAATCATGCAAAAGAGATAGTGTTAGAAGTAATGAAGATAGAGATTATGAAGTTAGAAACTTTTTAAATAGTAATGACTTTGTATTTTACTATCATCAGGGCTTATCTAACATGGCATCATAAAAACAATAATGGTTAGGCGAGAGATCGCCTAGCCTTTACATAACCCCAAAATTATTATATAATACATAATGACAAATATAATTAGAAAAGATTTAACAATATCTAAACATAAATTTATACTAGAAATATATATTGCCCTAGAGGGTACAAGTGATATTACTTGGGAAATATTTCCAGAAGACTATGAGGCATGTCTATATGCCTTTAGTAATAAGAAAAGAATAGAGAATGTAATTACTAAACAATATTTATATGAACCCAACAAGAAAGGAGAAGATGCCCCTAGTAGGGTATAGTATATACTAACCCCCCTGCAACGACAGGACATCATATCATAAAATGACAGAAAAAACAACCAGTCATATTGACACACGCACTAAAGTATGTTACAGTTGTAACACTACAGAGGTAGTAATAATCATAAATAAAAAATATTATTGTGCAGTCTGTGGACTACATGAACAGAAAGGAGGAAGACTATATGAAAGGAATGTTCGAAGTAGAAGATAAAACACCAGAAGAAAAACTAGCCATTGCTAAAATACAAGTCATGATGGAAGATGCTTTTGGATTACTAAGCAATAGCGAGTCAAGTCCTGCATTACAAGATAGAGCAAGAAGATGGTTTGATACTTCTGATTGTGTCTTGTGGTGTGATATGGCAGGAACTACACACGATAGAGTTAAGAAACTATTTACTATACTAACAGAAAGATACAACTCTAATGATATAACAAGAGATGAACTAAGATTAGGAATAAGAAGATTGGAGAAAAAAATATGAATATATTTCATTTACACAAAGTGCCTAAAATATGTGCTGAATATCATTGCGATAAGCATGTAGTAAAAATGATATTAGAAACAGCACAAATGCTATCAACTGCATATCAAAGACATTGTGGTTTAGATGACGAATTATATAAACCTGCATATCCTAAGCACCCAATGACTATTTGGGTAGGTGACTCTGTTGAAAACTTTACTTATACTTGGTATCTAGGAACGTACTTAGGAATGCAATATACAAAAAGGTACAGAAAAATACACAAGTCTAACTTAATAATTAATAAATTTAATTTTGATAGATTTAAAAATATAGAAAATAAATTTCCTAGTATAGAATTTACACCACCACCACAGTGTATGCCAGATGAATACAAGCACGAAGATTATATTACTGCATACAGACAGTACTACATAGGTGAAAAGAAAAGATTTGCAAAGTACACTTATGTTGACATACCACACTTTATGTGTTAAGGTAATCTATTAACAAAGGACAATCATGGAAATAAAAAAAATAGAAGATAAGGTAGGTAAGCTATCTAATCCTAGTAAGATGCCCTCGTATGCTTGGGGCATACCTATTGAGTATTGTAAGACAGGTATGAAGTTAGCTAAGATAGATGGCACAATATGTAAGAAATGTTATGCTGGTAAAGGTTGTTATACTTTTCCTGCAACAAAAGCTATGTATCAAAAAAGATATGATGCTATTGAGATGAATGAATGGGTAGACTACATGTCAGAACTTATTACATTTAAGTACAAAAACCTAGATAAATCAAGGCTTTTTCACCGTTGGTTTGACTCTGGTGATGTGCAATCTTATTCGCATCTTATGAAAATATTTGAAGTATGTGAGAACACACCCCATATAAAACATTGGTTAGCTACAAAAGAATATCAGATAATAAATAAAATAAAAGAGGAAGATGTTCCTAAAAATTTATGTCTTCGTGTATCTGCTACTAAAGTTGATGGTGCTATTCCTAAGTTTTGGAAGTGGACATCTGGTGTGCATAAAGATAAAAAGCATAAAGGCAAAGAGTGTCTTGCATATCGTACAGACAAAGATAACAATGTTTGGACTAAAGAGGCATACTCTGTTTTAAATAGAAAACAAAAAGCTAAATATGATTTTGGTAAGTGTGGTAGTTGCCGTGCTTGTTGGGATCGTAGAGTTAAACAAGTAAGTTATAAGGAGCATTAATGACACCAAATGAAATAGGAAAACAATTAATAAATAAAATAGAAAATGAAATGGGAGGCACATTAAATGGGCAAGATGATTATCTTGAAGGAAAAGGAACTCAGTTCTCTTTTGAGTTAAACGGAAAATCTTACAGTGTAGATTTGTGGGATGAAAGTATATTAGATGTTTATAACCAATGACATTTGTTTTTAAGCACCCAAACTATTATAAGCAATTAAAAAAACAAAATGACTTGACAAACAAGTCAAACTATGGTAAGGAAAATCATGATGAAAAAATACAAAATAAGACTAACAGGACTAGGAATAGAAGCAACAGCAATAATACCATTCGAGAAAGAGCCAACATATCAAGAGATAGAAAATAACGTAGCTGAATATTTAAATCACAATCTGATGAAGATTGAACCTAATGAATTTTTATCTGAAGATAAGTATCTAATTACATACGAAGAAATAAAAGCAGAGAGAGTTGTACTTTGAACTATAAACAACAGCTAGCAGTAGTAGAGGGTTTATCTTTACAATCAGATATACAAACCAGAATGGATTGCCCATTTTGTAATGGTAGAAATACTTTCTCTGTAGATACCACAGAGGGTAATCTAAACTGGTATTGCTTTCATGCTTCATGTAGTGCTAAAGGCAAAAAACAAGGAGAAAAAAATATGCAATATGTAGAGAGAGTATTTCATGGTAATAAAGAATTACATATAGAAGATGTTAATTTTAAAATACCAGATAGTTTTCAATCAATATACTCAAATGAAAAAGCTATGCGTTGGCTATCAAATAATAATTGTTGGGAGTCTTGGTCATGGGGCAGAGCAGATTTTAAATATGATGTAAAACAAAATAGAGTTGTATTCTTAGTTAAAAATAGAATATCACATAAGATAGTTGGTGCAGTAGGTAGGGCACTTGATAAGAATACATTTCCTAAATGGTTTATGTATGGTAATAAAGATGTTCCATTTAAATGTGGCGAGTGTAATGATGCAGTAATTGTAGAGGATTGTCCATCAGCTTGTGCAGTATCAAATATATTAACTGGTATAGCAATCATGGGTACAAAATTAAAAGATGTACAGAAGTCACACTTAAAACCATATAAAAATTTATATATATGTTTAGATAGAGATGCTACAACAAAAGCATATGATATGGCAAAAGATTTAAGATCATCTGGGTTTGAAAATATAATTGTTAAACCTTTAGAAGATGACTTAAAATACTACAACACAGAACAAATTAGAGAATTATTTTACAGTAAAGGTAACTCAGATAATTACGAACACAGACCTGTAAAAGATTTTATAGAAAGAGAGGGTAGATGATAGAAAAACAAATGATTAGGCTTATGCTTAATAAAAAATTTTATACACAATACAAAGGCACACTATCTCCAACAGTATTTGGAGGAGATATAAGTTCTTTGTATGATACAATACAAAAGGCACATGAGAAGTATGAAGAAGATATAAAAGTTGATGAGTTATATTCTTTACATACTACCATATTTAATCCTGCGTTAACTCGTGCTGCAAAAGAAAAATTTAGTGAGTTAGTAGAAGATATAAAAGAGGTACAGGAACCTAGCAAAGAGATAGCAAAAGATATTATGCGTATCTTATCTGACAGAGATCTTGCACAAAGAATAGCTATAGAGTCTACTGAAATATTTAATGGTAAAGAAGCAAATTTTAATGAGATAGTAACCATGATAGAAAAACATAAACATGGTATTGATGAGGATAAAGCACCTGCAATTACTCACGATATAAATGATGTGCTAACTTCTCTATCTACAACATCTAAATGGAAATTTAATATCCCAATACTAAAAAATAATATTGGAGGTATAGGTGGTGGCAATTTGATGATTGCATTTGCTAGACCAGAGACAGGTAAAACTGCTTTTTGGGTTAGTCTGTGTGCAGGGCCAAATGGTTTTGCTGAACAGGGTGCGAAGATACATGCGTTTATTAATGAAGAGCCTGCTGTTCGTACACAAATGAGAGCAATATCTTGTTTTACTAGCATGACAAGAGAAGAAATAGTAGATAATTTGGATAC